ACTTAATTTTAACACTCTTGCAGACCTTGGAACATTTACTATTGGATCATATTTTTATTCAAATAGTTTATTTTTGCAAACGGTATCAATAGGTTATGAATACACAGATCCAGCCACATCAACCATAGTTCAAAATTTAAAAACCTTTACTAGTACACTTTATCAAAAATGGAGTTTTATTTCTGAAACTTTTGAAATTCCAAATGTTTCTGCACAACTAAGACTTGTAATTAAAATTAAAATATTTGAAGGATCGGCAACATCAGCAGATAACGAATTTTATATTAATGGTATTACTTTGGGGCAGTGGAATGAAGAATTTAACACATACTCTTTAAATGGAATAACAGAGACGACAGTTCCAGCAAGCATAAGCATTTATGGTGGGTATGATGCGGTAGAAGCACAAGCATACGGAGTTGCAGAAGATTCTGGGTACTATATTACTGAAGGTGGTTTGAAATGTAAGAATGCAGGAATTCCTTTAGTTTACGGTGCAAGCGGAGTGACACGATTAGAGCCAAACACTGACGCATCTCTAATACTTCCAGGTAAAGGATTTTTAAATAAAAAAGGACAATATAACGATTATACGATTGAGTTCTGGGCAAGAATAGCAGTAAATACATCCACACCATTTAAAATTTTTGGACCAATAGCATCAGAAGATGGATTGTATGTTGAAGATGGATTCTTAACATTAGTTGTTGGCGATCAATTTGCATCACATTTCGTTGGTGAATGGTTTAGGCCGATGCTTATTCATATTCGTTTAATTAGAGATTCTGCATCTTTATTAATTAATGGTGAAGAAGTTTTATCATTGTCTTTAGATACCGCAACTTTAACTCTTCCAGCAGAACTTGATAATAGTGGAGATAGTCAAGACTGGCTAGGATTCTATGCAAGTAATACCGTGTATCCTTTTGAAATTGATTGTGTTGCCATATATTCTTATCAGGTTCCAGTTACAGTTGCAAAACGTAGGTGGGTTTATGGCCAAGGAGTTGTTTCTGCAGAAGGAATAAATTCATCATACGGAGGAACAACTGCCTTTATAGATTATCCATTTGCAGACTATACTTCTAACTACAATTATCCAGATTTTGCTGGATGGGACCAAGGAAGTTTTGACAATTTAGCAACTAATCAAACAAGTTTAAGAACACCAGAATATGCCTTACCAGAAATATTTCTAGGAACAAAGACATTACAAAACCTATACGATGACAACAAAACTGTACAAGATAACGAGTCTGGCCCCGTTATTACCGATAAATTTTTATCTTTTAGGCCTAATAATACTTGGAATTCTATTGAGTCATATATCAATTTTTCAAGATTTAACTTATTGTCAAGTGAGGTTGAGAGTTGTTACGGAGTCTTTAGTTCTCATAACTTAGCATCAGATGAAATATTGTTTAAAATATACAACCCCTTAAACAATAACTACTTTACAATTCTTAAAGACGGAAATTTAATCAAATACTCTCTAACCTATAACGGAATTACGCAACTTTTATTTACTTCTAGTGCAATAACCGCTAACAGCCTTTTTGCAGTTGGATTTAACATAAAAACATTATCAGAAAAATTTGGCAGTGACGTAAATTCATTTTTTGGAAATCAAAGTTCATTAAAAATGTACGTGTGCGGAGATGATTCTGGAGACTATACTTTTACAGGAAGACTTTATTCTGTTGGGCTAGGTACAACATTAAATTCTACAAAAATAACAAGTTATGTTGACGCAAATGGGTTTATTGAATTAGATAAGGGTCAACAGTTAATTGATCATACAGCAAGTTATACAATACTTCCATCAGAAGCATATGAAAAATATTTCTTAGACATAGGCGTTGCGGGCTACTGGCAAGACTATCTACCACTTTCTTACTTTGCTCAATTTGTAAAAAATAACAATGATCAAGAATTTTATGAAATAGATTTTTTACAATTTAATTTAGGGTACCCAACAACAACAACTCTTCAGCAAGAATCTGGAGCATCTTCTTCTTATTATAATACAGATGGAGCACAAATAAAGAGTTACGTAACATTTCAGTATGTTGCAGATGGTGCAAATATTCCCACATCTTTTGCTAATGAGGAACAGCCAGATGAGTATAAAGTCCTTGATTTAAATAACTATGAAAACTGGGAAACAACAAGGTTTGAAATTTTAAATAATACACTGATTTACCCAATTAAAACCATAGACTTTAATGAACTTGCAATTGTCTATAGTCTTGAATTTAATAGTCGTGGAGTTTTAACTAAGCCAATTTTATTAAATAAGTTACAGTTAGCCTCTCAAGCATTTAACGATAACTCTTTTAATCCAGTAGGAACAAGGTTTGGAGTAGACCTATTTCCATATAAAAAGAATGGAATTTATTTTGACTACAAGTCTAAGAATCCATTTAGCATATACAAAGAAAGCACCCCGTACCTATACCTGACAAAGACATCTGGAATTGAAGTACGTGGTGAAATAAATATTCTAGAAAATCGTGGACTAAATCTTCCAATTAACAAAGAATTGGCAACAGACTACAAGGTAAGCGCTATGCAATTGTGGTTAAGATATGACCAAGATACGTTTCCAGCAACAGCAACAGAGATTTTTGAAATTAATCATAAAGGTGGTACCTTAAAATTTTACTTGCAGGCTAACAGCGCTGATCTAGATAGAGGTAGAATATTTGTTTTAAATCAAAGCGGTGTACCCTATAATGGTCTTGGATTTTATTTAAATGGTAATCTAGTAAGAGAGCCAGTTTTATCTCTTAAAGAATGGTCCTCAATAGGTGTAGCATTTTTAACCTCTCTTGTCTATAATTCATATCTTGGAAGCATAAATTTAACGGGGCCAATATTATTTAATAACATTGCATACTATCAAGCAAACAGCCTAAAAGAGATTCAAAACAGAGCACTTAGGGCTTGGTTCCAGGTATTAATAGACGGTATAACAACAAATGATTGGCAGTTCTGGTTTAATAACTTTACTTGGGACGGAATGTTAGTAATAGGATCATCAGAGTTCTATGGTATTAATCCCTCAGATATTTATAAAACATATATAGGCACAAATAAGATAATTGTTGATGACGGAGAAGGATTAGTCTATCAACCTGAAAAATTAAATGTATATGCAGATATAGAATGGTCAACTAACGTCTCCACACCAGTATAGTCTGATATACTTATGGTTATGGAATCTTTAATTAACCCAAAAACTGGTAAACCTTATGTTAAAAATGTACGTCGTCAGGTAATAGATAAGCATTATGACTGGGGTCTTTACGTATATAAGACATCTACTGGTAAATGGTTTACAGACGAAGAAGGCTCAGTTTTAAATATACCGTCCGACCGTGGAGATCTTTCAAAAATTGCAGAATTAAAAAAAGTTGCAATGCATCACGGAGATGATGGACTTGGTAAGGCTGTATTTGTTCCAGGGCTAACTCAGGTTAGTGAAGAAGAGTATTCCGAACAAAAAGCAAGATTAAAAGAAGGATTGATTCCTTCAATGAATGACTTAGGTGCTTGGCATGCAGCACAACAAACATTAGAAAAACACGGAAAAGGGGCTATGGATGAGTGAAGAACAGTATATCCGTGCAAGTCTTAATACAGAAGAAAAAGAAGACAATATTTTTAAATCACATGATCCTTTCAATAAAAGTTGGGATGTTTTAAAAGATTATGTTGGACTTGACCAAAACTTTCGTCGTAGAACAACACGCAATTTAACAAAGTATGCTGCACCAGAATTTAATGCTGCTTATCTAGATGCAGCAAATGCAACGCCATCTGGAGTAAATGCTGGATCAAAACAGATCAATCCTGGCACGGTATATAGAAATGGCTACGGACTATTTGACGTAATCACTCCTCCATATAACATGTATGAATTAGCCAACTTCTATGACACATCATTTGCTAATCATGCTGCTATTGATGCTAAGGTAGAAAACGTTGTAGGTTTGGGATATCGTTTTGATATTTCAGATAGAACGCTGTTAAGGTTTGAAATGAATGAAGATGCAAGTGCGGTAGACCGTGCTCGTAATCGTATTGAAAGAGCCAAGATTCAACTACGTGATTGGCTAGAAAATTTAAATGATGATGATAGTTTTACAAAAACAATGGAAAAGGTTTACACAGACCTTCAGGCAACGGGTAATGGATTTATTGAAGTAGGTAGAACAACTGCTGGAGAGATTGGTTATGTTGGACACATTCCAGCAACTACCGTTCGTATACGACGCTTGCGTGATGGTTTTGTGCAGATTATTGGTCAAAAGGTGGTTTACTTCAGAAACTTTGGGGCAAAGAATGCAAATCCTATGGGAACAGATCCACGTCCCAATGAGATTATTCATTTAAAAGAATACTCACCTTTAAACACATTCTATGGTATTCCAGATATTATTGCAGCAATGCCATCCCTTATCGGAGATCAACTTGCATCTCAATATAATATTGACTACTTTGAAAACAAGGCTGTTCCAAGATACGTTGTAACCTTAAAGGGTGCAAAACTTTCAGGTGATGCTGAAGATAAAATGTTTAGATTCTTACAAACTGGACTTAAGGCTCAGTCACATAGAACTCTTTATATCCCGCTTCCTGGAGATACAGAGGGAAATAAGGTTGAGTTTAAGATGGAGCCAATTGAAAACGGTATCCAAGATGGCTCATTTAAAGAGTATCGTAAACAAAACCGTGATGATATTCTGATTGCTCATCAAGTTCCTATTTCAAAACTAGGTGGTGCAGATTCTGCAGGTATCGCAGCAGCACTTTCTCAAGACCGTACATTTAAAGAGCAGGTATCTCGTCCAGCACAAAGACATTTAGAGAAGGTTGTAAACAAGATTATCAGAGAAAAGACAGACATTCTTGAACTTAAGTTTAACGAACTAACTTTGACTGATGAAATTGCACAATCTCAAATTCTTGAAAGATATGTAAAGACTCAGGTCATGACTCCAAATGAGGCTCGTGAAGCGTTAGACTTGCCACTAAGAGCAGATGGGGATCAACCATTTGTTATGTCTCCAAGACAAGCAACTGATGCTAGAGCAAATTTGGCAGGGGATCGTCAAAGAGATTCAGAAAGAACAAATAACAATTCTGATTCACCAACTACAATATCTGGACGAAATGCACAAGGTGAAGGTAGATCGTCTCAATAGTTGAGAAACTTCTTTAAAGCGGTGCTATAATTATAACGTTATGTTAACAAACAAGGCTCATTGGGAAACTAAAGGTGACAATGTTCGCCTTTCAATGCCCATCGGAAAAATAGACGTTGAACGCCGTATGGTGTCTGGTTTTGCAACCCTTGACAACGTTGACCGTCAAAATGACATTGTAACAACAGAATCTAGTATAACTGCTTTTAAAAATTTCCGTGGCAATCTTCGTGAAATGCACCAGCCAAGTGCTGTTGGCAAAATTGTTTCTTTTAAAGAAGACAAGTATTTTGATCCAAGTACTAAAAAGTTTTATAG